GTAATCTGCTCTTCGTGCAATTTCATTATTCTCCTTCCAGAATACGTATTCCAGTAACATTTACCAAGGCAAGTTCCCGGTTATCCAAAGCAAGAATAATCCAATTGCTACCGTCCCGGTAACACTTGCCAAAACGATCAGGCCCCACTTGAATCGAAACCAGATAAAGTCCTCGGCCATATCGTAAATATCGTTCTTATCCATTACTTCCACCTATCGTTGATCATCCACCACAGTCCAACGCACATACACTCGATACACAAACAGATCAGAATACCGAACCAAACCCCACTCAAGAATCCTTCCATCATTCATCCCTCCCACCAACAACCAACGCCATAACCATAATCCCAAACCAAGCACCAGCACAAAACGCCACAATCCCAATTACCCATTCCATCTCAAAACCCCGTTCCAACTCCCGCGATAGTAAGCCCCAACCGATATCTCGTTGCCTGTCTGATCCCCCGGCTGCCCATACGCAATGCCGCCAAACTCGTTGATATGCGCCCCCACAAGCTGTTGCTGTCCGATATAAATCTCCACGTGTCCCGTACCCTGAAGCTGCGACCCTTCGAAGAGCACGATATCCCCGCGCACAAGCTGGTCGGCGCTTGGGTTGCCAGGAATCCACTGAAACCCCAACCCCTGGAAGATCGAGCGCATAGTATAGGTGGAAGGAGAAGGCCAAGGCACCTCGAATCCGTTCTCACGAAAAGACCACGACACCAAGGAAGAGCAATCGAAGTCAACGCCCCCGTCACGCGTCGGCTGATCGTAGCCGTGGGACGGGTCATCTGCAATCGAGATTGCCCATTGCACGGCCCCTTCGACGCCAGAACCACCTGGAGCAGTAGACCCCGAACCATTGTTCAAGTTGACAGCCGATATCTTCTCGAATATCTGGCACTTAGTCCAAGAATGACGAAACCGATTCAGAACGTAGCAGTTCTGCTCCCATGTGCCCTCGCTCTTGAACCGGTAGAACATGTCATCATTGAAGTAGATATACCCATCCTGGCCAATGGTGCCTATATAGGCATTCTCCGCCTGGTTCTTGCGTCTGGCATTTATGATAACAAGTTCAGCCATTTAATCACACTTCCTCGGCCTTCTAACTTTACGAGTTATTTTGTAGTTTACAACACTTTCGTTACTAACAAGACTTGTTCCATCTTCGTCAAACACTCTATGAATCTTTCCACTATTTATAAGGTGTGTGATACGCGAGAGATTAATATCAAGATAATTTGCTGCTTCTTTATGTGTTAGAAAGACTCTCATGGCTAATCCAATTTCCCGATATTTATAATTAAGTTTGGCTTATCGCACTCTATCAGTTTCTTTGCGAGAAGATTTACCGTTCCCAGGATTGTAGTATCTTCCTCGTATTCGGGTTTGTCAAGATTCATTGCAAGAGATTTGTAACCGTGTTCGTATATTATTGCGATAATATCTTTATATGGTTTCATAGCCCCATCCTAACAATGTCCCTGAACTTAGCAGCCAACGATTGAGACTCATAGTAAACCGAACCCATGTCATAAGCCTTCTTCAAGTCCTTCAAGTTCCTTGAACTCTTGAAACCCTTCAACAACAGCGAGTTCGGTTCATGCGTCTCCGTAGTAGCAGCATACACCGTTCGGCACTGCTTGTCAACACTATCGCTAAGTATGTAGCAACCGTTTCTGTAGTCACGCCATACACCGATCAAGTCATCGTAGTATATAAAAGTGAACTGGTATTCAGCGTCCTTGCTCTTTTTGGTGATAAACGTATCGCGGTCGCGCAGGAACTTGTTCTCGGTCGCGTAAGCTGTATACGCGCAGTCGCCAAGCGCCTTGTAGAACCGCGTGTTCTTTTTCGCCTCGATAAGCTCCGGGGGTGCCACTAGCTGCACCAGCATATCGCCCCGTTTCCAAATGTCCGATTTGAAAGGCATCGACAAGTCCAGGTAGTCGAAATACGGGTTCGTCTGCGAGATGGCGTTTCCAAGAAACCAGCAGCGTACGTCGTAGTCACGAGCGCCAGGACGTGCCACCGACTCGTACAGCTCGAAGAAGGCTGTGACTTCGTCTGCAATATAGCGCTGTTGCGAGGTGGTCGTGTCAATGATAAATTCGTCGAAAACGATATCGCGCACGTTGATAACTGCGTCTGACTTCATCTTTCGGGCAGTCGATAGCGCTTGCGCGTAGCCTATGACTCCCTTGTCCATGTGGAGCACGTTCGCTTCCGTCCAAAGAGCGTGGCCCTCGAACTCTACTTGCACGTGGTTGAAGAGGCGCCCTTGCTTGGAGGTGGTTAGTGTTTTCAGCTCCTCTTCGCTTCGGCGAAGGTAAAGGAAGTTGTACCCGTACTTGATATTGCGCTCGATCAAGTACTTAAGCAGGCCGTATGTTTTGCCGGCTCCTCGGATGCCGAGGATGAAGTTGAACAGGCAGTTATGCGAAGCCGTTCTCGGTATGTCCCAGTACTTAGAAATAGTCTCCTCCTTATGCTAGGATGCGACAGGCCGCCGATCATGCCATGCAAGACGGCGGCCCTCGCATAAGGGTGCTAACCGAAAGGGGAGGAACGGAGCGGGCTTTTCTCCGTATCGCCGAGTGCAGGTCTTACCCTGTGCCCCACCAAGCGAGAAACCAACTTACCTTGCGGCGCAATTCCAGTATACCTCACTTGCGCTCGATTGTCACCTTGTATTCGTTGTTTTCTAGAATCGACAATTGTTCGCCCGCGTAAACATCTCCTGCGTACTTTTTCCATGCAGCCCTATCCCCGAAGAAGTGGTTGACGTCCAAGTTGCCGTCGTATCCGGGTACGTTTCCGTCGCTCGCATACTGCCAACATGCTACCAGCCCGTCCGTTGCTGGCGGCTCTCCGGGGTCGTAGTCAAGAGTAGGCCTGATCACGTCTGGGTACTGCGCCACCCACCTAGCGCAGTTGGGTTCCACTCCACCCTGGTTGAAGCGCCAAGGGTTCGCGTAAATCCAGGGCCAGATACCGGTCTGCTCGTGCACGGTGCTAATGAACGCATTCACCCATTCGACAGGCTGGTCACCTTCCCAGTCAAGCACGGGGATACCCTCGGAGAAGAAACCGCTGCAGTTGTTGATGAAGTAAGTCGCTTCCTCTACCGCTCCTCGTGTACCCGCGAAGTGGTAGAATCCCCAGCACAGACCGAGGTTCTTCGCCTGCTGAACCTTAGGGTTGCAGTAGGGGTTTACGTACCCCGTTCCTTCCGTGGCCTTCACAATCACGAAGTCGATCGGAAGAGGAGCCAAGTCGATATCTGCTTGATGGCTCGATATGTCGATTCCCCTAAGCATTCTTGCCTCCGCTCACAAGCTCCCGGATATCCTCACGCAACTCCTTAATCTGCGTAACAACGTCTCCAAGAGTAGCTGTAAAGTCTTTAAGAGTACGATTGTAGAGGTAAAACATGCCCACGCAAGCAACGATAGGGAAGCCCAGACTACCAATAAGAGTGACAATATCGTTAACATTCATCTTAATCCCTCCTTAGTACCATTGGTCGCTTATGTTGAAATTCATTCCGGAGAAGTACACGTGGCCTGTTGCATAGTCGAAGGGAAGTGTGATCGTTCCGTCCAAGTTCACGGTGAGCACGGCAATTCGATCCTCGGTGCCGTCGTTGGCTACAACAGGCACTTTCACGACTTTTCCGGGCCTGCACTCCTCGGGCAGGGTGGCTACTGCCGACCCGGCGGTATAGCCCGCCAGGTCGCAGTCGCCGATTATCTGCACGTCGTTTGTGCAGCTAAGCATGACAACGTCTTTGTCGAAGGTGGCCGAGGCGGCCGGTACGAGTATGTACCGGCCTTTGAACGTTGTCCAGAAGTTAGGGTTGCCTCCGCCTGTTGGTTCGTCGGCCATATTAAATAGTTATCGGCAAACAGTGATTGAAGCACAACCCAAAAGAGGCGGATGCCGAATCTCCCTGATACTTTTTCATTCTTCCGTTTTGCATAATTTGAACACCATTTGCTTGTCCATCGTCCAAGGAATAGACAACACCAAAGTATACGTTTTTTCCGACGGGAGTTACCCACGAAGGCACCGTATCTATTAGGTTATCGTCGCTTACATTAAAACCATGCGCTCCTTGCAAGTAAATTGCACCGTTTATCATGGAATATTGCAAATTTCCATGTATTTCATTTCGATCCCTAAAAGTATCAGCATTATCATATTTTACAGCGTCATAAATTATATGCGCCATAAACAAAGATCCAGCTGGATTAGGATGAATATCCGATCCACCAATATAATAGACAGATTCATCTCCAATTCCCCAGGTGTAACAACCCTTAGCACAGAAACACTTGTTCTCTTTAGCTGCGTCAGAGATAGCCACATTAGCTTCCATCAGCGAATATATAGGGTGAGTCCAGTCCCATAGACAGGGAAATACACACACTTTAGCATTTACAAAGGAATCTACAGCATTTTTAATAGTCGTAATTGCGGCAGATTTAATTGTTGACGCTGATTGAACATCATTTCGCCCACCTATAATCAACACATAATCAATATCGGCGGTATTACCTACACCGGCTTTTGCGTTATTAATTTGCACGTTAAAATTGGTGGTTCCATTCGTTGAAACAAACCCTGTACCGCTTACAGAGTAATTTAGAATGTTCCAATCTGACGCAAACGTTTTCATTTGTGTTGGGATAGACGTTCTGCCGTTATCATCAGTGCAATAACTATCGCCAATGATTACTACATTTTTCACACTCTTTACTTTAACAAAACGTTCGTCAGATTGAGATTTAGTATAGACATTATTAAGTTTATTAGTAACGTCGCCTTCAATTCCGTCCATTCTATCGTTAAGGGTTGTTGTATTGTTATCAACATACTCTTTAAGGTTAGCAATTGCTACTTCGTTATTGTTGCTAGAGCTTTCGTTACTTTTCATTGTGGAGTCTATTTTATTCATAGTTTCATTCCAGTCGCCCAAATACGACGGACGATCATCAGCTAGATAAAGGGGAAGCTTGTAATTAGGGGTTTCCTCGGAATAGCTCATTTAATTCTCCTTATGATCAAAATATTCTGCCAAAACATTATTTTTAGGTATTGCATTTTTAACTTTATCGGCAAATGCAACTGCTGATTCATTGTTGGTAATACCCATTGCAATCAAAAGATTAACACTTGATGTAGCCGCCTGTTGTGCGGCTTCCGCCGCCTGTTGTGCGCTTGTGGCAGCCGTTTGTGCAGTTTCAGCCGCCCTCTGTGCAGTGGCAACACCAGTTTCATTGCTCTTTAACGTTGTATCAATCGTAAGAAAAGCTGGGTTCAGGTCGTTAATAAACGATGGGTAATCGCTCCCTATCCATTGTGGAAAATTAAAGTTTTCAGTATGATTTGTGCTACTCATTACTTTCACCTTCGTGTTCAAAATACCATGCCAATATATCATTTTTCATTACGTAATTATTAACCCACGGGTCGGGGTTTGGTAAAGTTTCTTTGCTATAATATAGCATATTATACAAATCAAATACTTTCGCTGTAAGATTATATCCGTCTCTGACGGTAACTGATAGTTGCAGGTTGTCAATGGTTCCAGCATAGTCAGCATAATATCGCAACCAACCATATACATTTCTTATTACTTGTTCAATAGGCCTATTTTTTATTCCGTAAGTAGGATCAAATACTATCACCTTTCCAACTGTCGCCTTTTTAATTAACTCTTCCAACCTATAAACTTCTGAATTTAATTCATTTAAAACGATAGAAATATTATTTGCTAATTTATCCCCCCATTCTTTATCTTGGTTATTTTGAGATGTTGTAAAAAAATCTATGGTGACATAAGTATCAGTTAGACTATTAAATTCTTCAATCACCTCATTTATTTTTTTGCATAAATTATTTAGTTGTTCGTAATACGAAATTTCATCTGCATATGCAGATGGAAGAACTCGATTAGACGGGAACCCGCACAACATAATGCCCTCCTTACCATATCGTCATGAAACATTGGGCTAATTCTAGATCATGCACTACATCGTTGTCAATATTCAGGAACGTGTCTCGGTAAATGCGCAGAAGCTCGGCCTGCGGCCGCACGTAGCCAGATTCGTTGTGGTTCACGGTGTTCTCATACGTGCCGCTCGCGTGCCCGGTTCCTGACCCAGAGTCGATGGTAACGTTAGTCGCGTACTGCATTTCCTTGATCTGGGCTGGAATCATCTCGTTTTGAGGTGTATCCTGGAACACGTCTGTTGTATCGGAAGTCGTGGTCGAATCGGTGGTGGACGATCCGAACGCCTTGTCGACGTTTTGGATGTTTCGATCCCCTAAAGGCTCCATTCCCTTTGCCAGAATCTCCGACTCATAGAGCTGGTTGTAGTACGGCATTATCAAATACATCGCATCACGCACGAACATCTTCCAACGGCCAACCGTTTCCGCGCCAATCTCACGCGTGTAGTAGTGGCGGATTATCTTGTTGTTAAGCGTATCGCGGTATGCCTCCTGGAAAATCGGATAATCATCAAGGCCGATATCCGAGTAGATAAGAGGCCAGTTAGCCTCGATGTTTTCCACAAGCCGGGATTGCAGCCCCTGCTCCACTATAAACCTAAGTTCCGTCGTGTACTTGCTCATTTACTTCCCTCCCTTCAATGCATTCTTGACACGCTTCCAAAGCGTCTCGGTATCGCCTGGCTCCATACCCGCCTCCGACTCCACCGTATCTTCGTTATCAGCGCCCTGGATATAGATGCCAGTCCTGAAGTCAACGTCGATGCTCAACCCGAACAGCTCGTTTACCTCCTTGCAGAACTGCTTGCGCGCATTGAGGCGCGTGAACCGTTGGGCCTCCACGTCGCCCATGTTGTTCAGCACCTCATCCGACACCATGCGCTCTTTCTTGTCGGTGTTCGCATTCTCGATGCCGAGGAAGGTCAAGGCCTCGTTCCAGATCTGGTGCTTCACTACCTGCACCTTATCAGCAACGTAAGGAGACACCGTGTCCAACACCTCCACGCCGGTCAAGTCCAAGTCCTTATCGGCCCAGCACACAGGCATGAACCCATCAACCTGGGCGAAGAGGTTCTGCAGCGATAGCCTCTGCTTCTCGGTGCACTTGACTATGCGCGGTGTTTTCTGCTGGGCGACGTTGGTGTACACGGTACGCTCGCACTGCCAGAGCATCTTGGCATAGAGGTCAAGGGTTAGGAAGGTCGGCGTGCGAGTGTTGTCGTTGAAGCAGATCACCGAGTTGGTGATATCGCAAGGGATGTTGTTGTGCTGCGGGTCGACCGAGTACGCCGTTCGCTCCTTGGGGATGTTGTAAATGTCGAAGCCGCCCTGGAGAAGCACCTGCATGACGGCGTAGCCCTCGGGGCTGCGCTGGTAGGGATCGTCCTTGATGGCCTCATCGTACAAGAACACGAAGGCGCCGTTCCGGAGAAGCCACCACTCCATCTGGCGCTCGTTGATGCCTGCAGGGAGGTTCTTCCACTCGAACACGCTTATCGCCAGATCGTACAGCCGCCACATGTACATGAGGTACGTGTCCTGGTTAAGGTAGTCGTTTTCCTGTTGAACCTTGTTGCCTTTAAGGCCCTTGGGGATGCCCCCGTTCGGGAGGCGAGTCCAATTGTAAAGCGAATCCATTCATGCCTCCTAAACTATCCCATTAGGCAAAGCATAGTTGCCAATATCGTCAGTATGCCAGAAAGTCAACCCTCGGTCAAACAGCGCGTTTATCATGGACAGCACGTCTGCGGGAGCGCGCCCCGTGACTGCAGAGCCGTTGGTCTTCACGTAGTTCCAGGATGCGCGCCCCGTGATGTTCGGCACCTTGTTGACCGACACGAGGTATCCGTACACGGACAGGAAGTCATCGATCTGCCGTGCAATCTCGGCGCGGCACGTGTACTTGCGGATGCCCATGGTGTACGAGCCGATATTGACCAGGCCCGCAGTGGAGTTGGTTCCCCCTCGCGTCGTGTTCGGCTGTCGGCTGGCCTTCGAGATTGCCGCGTAGGTGTTGACCAAGTCCTGGCCTCCGTCGATTGCCGCGTTGGCCATACCGGGAACGTCAAGGCGCAGGGCTGCGTTTCCGACCGCCTGTCCTGCATCGATTCCCGCATTGAGAAGCGGCAGCTCGGTCAGCGAGTTCGTCTTCCACCCCATGATATCCACCTGCGACTGACCAACCGCATTGGCGAACGCCTGATAGACCCAGTTGCACGTGGGGTACTGATCTAGCTGGATGCAACCTTCAACGAACCGGTTAACACCGTTGTAGTTCACCGGGATGTAGTACAGGCGCGAGTTGGAATCGCACCCACCAGTCTTTTGCAAAGACACGGTTCCAGGCGTTCCGCAGAACTCCAGGCGCAACTGCTGGGTCTGTCCCGTGAAGTTCGTCACCTCGGCGTACTCGAAAGGATAGCAGAACATCTTGTTGTTTTTAGGAGTATAACCGTCCAAGTTCGTGAACCCAAGATTGTAGTTCAGCGTGGTGGACGGCGTGGCCGAGTTGGCGTCTACCCAGTAACCCCACCCGTTGTTTTTGGCGACAATATTCGGGATCGCGCTGCGAGGAACCATGTACACGGCGCTGATGGCGTCTTGCTGGCCGTTGTTGGATAGAGCTGTCATGAACCCTTTGAGCTGATCGACCGTCAGAAACACAGAGAGACTAGTTCCAGACACGACACCCATATAGCGGTCTCCGCCGTTGTTGACATAGGTTCCATCTTTCAGCGGTTCTACGGCGCTGGACACTACCATATAGCAATCCATGTCGTTATTGTCAAGTGCGCTGTAGGTGCATTTTAGCTCACCGGGGTTGATACCTTCGTCTTTGATGTGCGCTCCGATAGAGTCATCGTTCACGTGCTCGCGCTCTACCATGCAGGACTTCACGGTGCAGTCGGGAAACCACGTCTGCATGATATCGGTTTGAAGATAGAGCCTAGAGGACGTAGGGTTAACGTACTCGATACGCAGGATGAACGAGTAGAACCAGCGCGAACCGTAATTCGCGTTTTGGAACATGCAGTAGTTCATGCCGTACAAAGATTCGGCGTTGTAAGGCACAGTGACCGCGTTGTCCATGCGCTGGTACGTGTAGTCCTCGGTGCCTGACGTACACATCGCCTTTATCGAATTGAACTGCGCATCCCGACTCGGATAGTAGCGGACATGCCGATACGACGGGTTCCAGGGCACGGTTCCGAAGTAAACCTTGGAACTTGGTTGAAAAGACATACTCACCTCCTAAAGAAAAGGGAGGGCTTTCGCCCTCCCACCATCGGGCTAGGTTTATGCACCCGCATTTACCGTGATCGTGGCGTTGCCTGCCTTCGTCGGGTCGCCAACGCTGGTTGCCGTGACGGTGAGCGTAGTCGCCGTCTCGTCGGCTGCAACGTGAACCTTGCCGCCGTTGACGTAAGTGCCGGAGCTTGCAGCACCGGTGATCGACCACGTGACGTTCTGGTTGATAATGCCGGTGCCGGCCACCTTGGCCGTAAGCATGACGTCCTGGCCCTTGTCGACGGATGCAGTCGTGGGAGAGACGGTAACGCCCGTCACGCTCCAAGCCTGGGACGTGTAGGCCACAGCCTGGGAGAAGGGCGAGATGGAGAACGTCTTCCAAAGGTGCAGCCAGTAGTTCCAGTAAAGGCCCTGGCCGTTGTACTGCTCGGTCATGTTGCGGAAGTTGTCCCAGATCTGCAGGAAGGTTCGGGACACCAGTACCGCAGGGCACGAGTTCAGCGTGGCCACCTCCGTCTCGGTGAACTGGTGGAAGTTCGGGTCGACCTCGCCCGTGTCGGGATCGGTGAAAAGTAGGGTCAGGCGCTCCCAGTCATGGCTCGCCAGGTCATCGACCGTGACGATTCGGCCCATGAGCTCTCGGTACTCGATGTTGAACGCCGTGGCCAGAACGTTCATGTTCATCGTCGCGCGGAAACGGGCATCCATGATGAGGTACTGATCCTCGAAGTCGGTGTGGGTGGTCACGCCTGACATGGTGTACTTGGTGGACTGGAAACGGAGAAGCTCGCTCATGGCCTGGAACTCGGTGGCGACGTCCACGGAGTTCTCCTTGGTGGCCTCGGGGATGGCCGCCGGCTGGATATAACCGCGAACAATCGCGTTTGCCACCATGTATTTCATCATATAGTACTCGTCGGTGTTGGCGGCCGTGTAGAGCGAGTCGACGATGCGTGCGATAAGGTCGGAAATGCCCGTCCAGGACAAGAAGGCCTGGCGGAGCTGGTCGTTGGAGATAGTCACCTTGTAGAACTTCTGATAGTTCATGCGGTGGAACGCAGCGCGCACGTCCGGAATCTCGCGCTTGAAAACGTCCGTCTCGGCCTTGGAAGGCGAGTACCCGAAGGGACGGGCGATATTGACATAGATTTCCTCGATCGTCTCGCCGAACTCCAGCCAGCCCTGCTTCATAAACTCCCAGGGATTATCGTAGAGCTTTGATGTGATGATCGTCATGCCGATACGGTTGACCAGGGCATGCAAAAACGCATTAGCCGCAGGCTCGTAGTTGGTAATATAGTCGCCGATGACGTGGATGGAGTCCGTGGATGAGTTCACCACGATGTTTCCCTGCGAGTCACGCGTGACGGCGTTGTTTCCGTTGGCCGCGCTTCGGGCGATGAGCGGTTCGGCAAGCTCCGGGTTCTCGGCGAGGGTCGCGCTCATGACCCCGACCGGGTCGATGGATGCTCGGCTGGCTGCAATCTCTGCTTTAGTAGGCTTGGTAGGCATAGTTTATACTCCTTAGTCCTCGTAGGCGTCTCGCGCCTCGAACAGCTCGCGGAACGACTGCGGCGTCCCGTCTCGTTTAATGTCTTTGGCCTGGTTGCGCATCACCTCTTCGCGGTCGGTTTCGCGGCCGCCGAAGAAACGGTCGGCATAGCGCCGCTTCCATTCGTCGCGATCGACGATAGCCTCGTCACGTTCTGCAGCGATACGGTCTCGCTCGGCCTCTACCTCTGCGTAGCCGTCTCGGTTTCCCCACTTCTCGTCCAGGTCGGCCGCATCTCGGTCGATCTCCGCCGCCATTTCAAGCCTGCGGTCTTCGTCCGGCTCCATCGCCAGGTCGCGAAGCGTCGGCATGAATCGACTTGCCATAGATACCTCCTCATTTGTGAATAGTAAACATTGTATCTTCCAATATTGTACCACCTTTCACGTCTTTTGGCTTCAGCTTCCCCTCGAACGAGTTCCCATACTCGAAATTCTCCATAGTGACGTGTTGGTGGCACCGGGTAGGCATGCCCGCACAGTGGATTATCAACTCCCCTCCCTCCTCGAAGCAGTAGGTTTTGGCCCGAAGCGCCTTGAAGCGGTCGAACTCGTGCTCCCGCTTCCAAGCTCCCAGCTCCGTCTCGTGAACACGGATTCCTGCAGGCGACTCCGTCCCGATAAAATAGCACGAGTCAGTATCGGAGTACAGCCACCGGTCGTAGTTCGCCTGGGCGGCGGAAATTGTGAACGAGCGGGCATAGGCCGTGATGAATGCCCCGGCCGGAAGGTACACGCCTTCCTTGTACTCTTCGGGCAGCAGCTTGAACTTCACCACCCCATCCTCTAGGTACGGTGCGCGGGACTGCTTGACAGGGTTGGTAGCCATCTTTCCGTAAAGCGAATTGAGCAGCAGCTTGGCAATAGTGCGCATGCCTTCGTTGCCCTCGATCGAGGCTTTGGTCTTGACATCCGTCCACGTGTCAACGTAGTCTCGGAACAAGTACTTCGACCCCTTGAACTTGTAGCCCCTGATATAGCGGATGTCTCCTATTTCGTAGTGTTTTTTCAACATCTCCAGATCGACCTGCGTCAAGCACATTACCTGCGGGCCGTGCGAGTCGGTGATATACTCGGTTGCCCCGAACATGCGGTTTCCTTTGAGCTGCAGGCACGGAATGAACCCGGGCTTTACTTTGAAGTCCGCCTCCACGTACTGGATATACAGCGGGTATTCGGGGTCGAACTCATACTCGCCGTCGTATACCACGGGCGCCCCATATGGCAGCACCTCGCCGTGGGCCCCTGCCATGACAGATGGGTACAACGAGTTCACGTCGAACGAGCATCCGGGGCCTACAATACGCCCAGCATACTTCGGATTCACCGCCGTGAACCCGCCCTTGTAACAGCCGCCTGCGCGCAAGTCGGCATCGTAGTCGGGTTCGGGGAACCAATCGCGGAAACGCCTACGTCCCCCGACTGACTTCTGGTACTCCTTGAATGCGTTCGAACCCGCCGTCATCTTGGTCATGCCCTGGGTGTGCATGATATCGAGAGCCTGTGCTGCTATCTGCACGTCATGGGAGATATATTCCTTCTCCACTGGCGTGAGCACGTGTCCTACCTCCCTGTATTCGACGTAGTCTAGGTCTAGCTTCTGGATATCGAGTCCGAACGCCTTGGGGATTGCCGCGATGGGGAGCGGTATGATCTTCAGGGAATCCAAGAACTCGATGGATGCGCTTTCTGCAAACCAAAGCTTTATCGAATAGAACTGGCCCATGTCCGATATCAACGTCGTGAACTTCTGCGGGCCGCACTCCTCTTTGACCGGTATCCACTTCCAGCCCTCTTGCAAAATATAAGACAAGATGAACTTCCCGTCGAACTTTAGGTTATGAAAGTATATGCGGCTGCCTGCATGAACCTTGCACCACTCGATAAAGGACTCGATGGAATTTCCATATTGCAGATCATCAGGGCGGCCTACCTCGCATACAGCCCAGGCCCATACTCGGCAATCATCGGCAGACGTGGTTGTCTCAAAGTCGGCGGCATAGCTAGGCACATGTGCATCCTCCCATATAAAATCGTCCCAACAAAGGGTATCGAGCAGTTTATCCTCAATCATTGCCCACAAGCCAACCTCTCTTTATCGATGAGGCAAAACCTGGAGCATAGTCCCTCACGCCCAGAATCTTCTCCCAATCGTATGCGCCTGTCCAATACTCGTATATCCTTTTAAGTTTGTCCTCGCGAGCCTGCGGCTCATAGATATACTCGATATCGGGGGCATCATCGATTGCCCAGAACAGCTTTTTCACGTCCTGGCCGGCAAGATCGAGGATAATCTCCTCTATCTCGTCGATTGCCTCGTCATAGTCCTCGAACCCTCCGAACACGTTTCGCATGGCACGCATATAGTTCGAGTAGTAGCGCCTGGCCTTGTCACGGCTGGACATGTTTATCTCGCGTTCCATGTTCTGGATGAAACGCCTGATGGCTTTTGACGAAAGCGAGCCTATGGGCCTCTTGTCGGGGGATAGCTTGGCCTGTTCCAAACTGCCCATGCGCCCTTTGGGCTGCTGTATTCCGAGCTTCTTGGCGCGCATGGACTTGGCGCGCTCGCGCACGCTGCGAAGGATAGAGTACTCGCCTCTCTCATAACGCGTGGTGATCGAGGCGTCTGCCTGGCGGACAAGCTCCAGGGCACGGGGCTTTGTGATTCGGTTCAGGCGGTTCACCGTGTTGTTCAGCGCTCGCGAGGTGGTGATATTGGCCTTGACCTCTTGGTACTTGACTTCCGGCGGGAGAAATTCGGCTGCACTCGGATTGGCCTTGGCGGCTTTTCGGATTGCATTGTTATAGCGTCTCACTGCGCTGTTCAATCGCTTTCTCTGACTGTCAGTCCATGCAATATTATATTCTCGGGGCACAAATAACACCTCCCTCTCGCATTGTCGTAGATCCGGAAGCCTCGGGTTTCAACCTGCATATAAAGCTGGATGACTGCTAGGATACTCACGTCGATGGTGACGTGGAAGCGCTTGGAAAAGCTGTCGTTCAGCCAAGGCACGCGAATATTGACTTTATCGTTGAACTTTACCAAGTGAGTTGCGCTGGAAAATGCGAAGTCGTATTGCCCATAGGTTCCGATGAAAGGCGTGTTAGATAAGTCGTAAACTACTCCGTTTTTAGTTTGCATGCTTTCACCTCCTTAGAATGGGTGTTGGCGGTGCTTTGAAACGATAGCAAGGCCTGCTTTGTGCATGTAGAACACAATCTCGGAATCCTTGCAGTTGCAATAGGAACGCAAGGCCTCGTTTACTTCACTTGCGTCATCCAACTTGAAGTCAATGCGTTCGTTTTTTGTGAACATATATTCGAATTCATCTTTGTCTGCGTGGTAGACGTATACGCTCACGCACTGCGGTACAGGCTTGTTTCCCCAAAGCTCCTTGCGCAGGCAACGCCCTACGCTCATGTATACGAACTCGCTCATAAGGTCTTTGGATGCAGGGTTCAGCATATTGCGTTTCACTTCGTCTCCTTATGGGAAGGGCCGCCGAGGTGGCGGCCCGATTACCTTGATATGCGGATGGATCTAATCTACAAAACGCATTGCGATATAATCGCGATTCTTTTTGGAAGTAACCTTCTCGAAAACCACGCCGACTTCCTTAAGCTCTGCCTCCATGCCATCAGTCTCAATCTGCTTAAGCACATCAGTGACAACGGAGTTACCGAATAAGAAGTGGTCTTTCACCTCTTTCACAATGAACACTGCGTAATCGCCGTTCTCACCAGACAAGAAGGCAAATTCATCAATGTGAAACGCTTCACCAGTGCAGAGAGTAGAAAGATCAAGACGGTCACGACCATCCATAAAATCAATGGACTTCTTAAACTTCTTGAAGTAATCAAGCATGTTTACTCCCCTTCCTTGATGACAACGGCTTGCTCCAAAAACTTATCGAGCGGCATAGCGTAGGTGTAAGTGGCCTGCGGCTCCCACTTGATGGTGAGGCCCTTCGGGAGCTTGGAGCCGATTGCCTCGGCCAGAGCCGCGCGGGCCTCGGACTTGGTCATGGACACGGCAAGAGCGGTTGTCTGGGCCACGATCTTAATATCGGGGCCGTTCTCGCCATCCACAAGGTCGTAGGCGGTAATAAGGTAGTCGGTTACAGTGCGGGTGATGTTCTTCATGGTTGTCCTTTCGATTTGGTTAACATCCCTACAGAATTGATTGTACGCCTGGCTGGAGCGGAACGAGCCGGCATCCCTTCTTTTCACAAAATCTTCATAAGGTATCGGTGTTGGAAAATCAAACTTTGATATGGGTTCCACGTACACCTTGGCAAATCATGGTGAACGACTTGTCCTCGCTGATAAGATTAAGGATATATTTCTCATATCCTTTAAACTGCGCCTGAATGAGAGCGTATTCTGCTGCCTCATGATCGGTATCTGCGTAGAAGTCTGTATCTTCTATCGTACACCAATCAAACATGGTGCAGATTCTCACGTTGGATTTCACTTGTGATCCTTTCTGTAGATAGCGTAGGCTGACCAAAAGATTATGATTGCGAGGATACAGATTGCGTAGTCACTCATATCTTGAACATCCCGTCTATGTCGATTTCAGCATCCTGTTTAAGAACGTTGATTGCTGCCTTCACACGCTTCTTTCGTTCTGCTTTGTTGTGAACATCAAGCCGCTTCTCAATGTCGAAGAGCACCTCGTTAAGGCCTGCATTTCGGCCTAGTTCGTATGCTGCATGGATGCTGTTGATCTTCCGACATGCTGCTCTTATCTCAATAGCTTCGTAAGGAACTTTATCAACGGTTCTCGGGACATAAGCATAATAATCACCGATATACCTACGAGCTTCTTTGATTTTCATGAATACTCCTTTAACCGAAATACTGACAGAATGCTGCGATTGCTATGATCATACTTGCCAACCAGGTAAGACAAATCAAAGCGAAGAAGGATCCGATCCAGAAGTCACGCCAGCTAGCTCCTTCTCATACAGAAATTTTCCTTTACAGCCCATTCCGACTGACTCGTAACATTTTACAAAGTCGTAGTCGCATTCTTTAGCAATATTAGCTATTTGCTCATCAGAAAGCCACTCGATCAGAAATTCATCTTTATCACTATCAGCGTAAAACTCGTAGACATAGAATGTCATGATTAAGCCTCCGTCCAAATAACATGCCCGTACTCGTTCAATTCATTCTTCACGCGAATGTTGTTGGCTTTCGCGTATTCCAAAAGTTCTTTGAGAATTTCGTCATGCTTCAACTCGTGACTGTAAGGGCTTTCGATGGTATGCTGAATATCATTCAATTT